AATTAGAGCAGCTCTAGCTAATTCTTCATCTAACATCATTCTCATTTCTTTCTTCAACCAAGATACAACATTTAAATCCTTAATATCTATAATATCATCTCTATCAAGTTTTTGTTTCTTATAGATAGTTGTAGGAGTTGTAACTCTTTTAAATAAACCAAATACTTCTTCCTTCTTAAGACTTCCTTTAACATAACCTTTAGCTCTAGCCTCATCTGGAGTAATATCTGCATACATAGTTTTAATTCTTGAGAATGGAGTATGATGTGTCCCACTTAATACGTTAGAAACCCAACCCATTTCTCTAGATTTAAATTCTGGTTCATTCATTAATGCTTTAGCATCTGGGAATAATACATCAATATCATCAATTCCATAAGTACCAGCATGAGCTATGAAACTCTCTCTTAATGAACCTTTTTTCTCAGCGTCCTCAAATATAGTCTTAATTTGACTATGAGTCAAAGTAGTTTCTTCTTTCTTTTTATCTTTTGCCTCAAATAAATTTTTCTTCATAACATCTCCTCCTTTGGAATGCTCAATATTTTTTGTTGCTTCATCTAAATGTTTTATTATTTCTGCCATTTCTTCAGAATGTTTTGCGGCCTCTTTTTTATTATCATCCGATACTTCTTCTCCGCCTAATGCGTGAGCTAGCATACCATACACAAGGTCTTTTTGATCATCATTTAAGCTATCAAACACATCTTGAAGGGTCTTTTCTTTCTTCTCAGCATGTTCTACTTCTTCCAATGATAACTCTTCTCCTGTATATATAATAGCTTCGCTTTCGTCATTCTCAACAGAACCATCACTATGTTCTATTGCTAAGTTGTCTATTTTAGCTCCAGGATTAGCTCCTGAGAGTACTAAACTTACCTCTTTTATTGCCCCATGAAGAACGTCTGTACCTTTTTGCTTTAAAGAATTAGCAAATATAGATAGAGCAGAAATGTCCCCATGTTTAACTAATATTTGAGCATTTTTCCCAGATTCTGTCTCGTTAAACTTACAAAATGCATAAACACCATCTTCTCTATTTTCTAAAAGAGCATGTCCTAAAACATTTGTAGGTTCGTTATGCATATGTTGCCATACTAATGGTACAGTTTCTCCATCATTATGTTTAAATGCGTCTTTTCTAATAACACGACCGTCACTACATTTCAGATCGTTCTTAGTAGCGTATCCACTAAAATCATACTTCATTATTTTCCTCCTCATTTCTTTTTATTTTTGGGGTTGGTCTATCCTCAGATACATTAAGATTTTTATTTCTTAATTCATCTGCCCCAGGATCTTTAGATGGTTTCCATCCTATAACTGCACGTAATTCATTAGAAGATGCAATTTCATTTCTAGTAAACTTATCAGCTATATCTGCTAATTCACTAATAGGTACAAGTTTAAATGGATTTCTAAATACCATAATTGATTGTTTCTGTGTTCTTGCGGTCTTAGTTAGGAACTTTCTCTTATATTCATCTACTATAGCAGATATTATAGGTTCTATAGTTCGATTATAATAATTAAGCATAGTAGACTCGTCTGCTGTGCCGTTAAAAACACTCTCTGTCAAACCTAATTGACTGTAAAGAGTAAGAGTTAAATATTCTATCTGCTTCATTAAATTATTTTCAGCAGGCCTATTTAGTTGAGTAACTTTCTCAGTTCCGTCTGTGTAAGCAATTCCATATTTAGAATTCTTAAGTTGCATCTCGATATCTTTAGCCCTTTTATCAGCTTTCTTTTGCATCTTTTCAGTTTTAATAACATAAGGTAACTGAATTATTAAATCTAATTTACCAGAACCACTTTGTTCATCTATAGCATCTAACAAATTTAATTTACGTATTAACCTTTGAAGCGTGCTATTAGGTTCGTTCATAACAGAATATAAAGGGTTTTCTATTATTGCTACGGCGTTTTTCGACAATGTTATTTCTTCTTTGTGTCCTGTTTTCTCATTATAAAGTCTTATTCTAACATGGTTAGGCATGTATTCTAAAATTTTACCTACTCTCATAGAAAATATATCATAATTACCTGAGATAGCTGGGTTTAAACTTGTTTCTGTTGGAACTACAGCTATATCTCCTTCATCAAATAAAGACATAACCACATCTTGCATGAACGCTCTTCCTGTCTGATCTTTATTAGCACTTAAAGTTAAACATTCATTAAATTGTGATTTTATAGTTTCTAAATATCTTTCTTCATCATCCATACGTACGTGTTTTATCTCTAAAGCTGCGACGTCTATAGCTATTTTATTATAAATAGCCGCAATGATAGATTTCTCATTACCTATAGTAAATCTCATTCTATCAGGTCGTATAGAAGTGCTAGGTCCATAACTATAATAATTTTTTCTATTATCAGGATTTACGAACGCATTCCATGCATGTTTAAGTCTAGTTTTAAACGTCTCTTCCATGCGGTCACCTCCTTTTTATATTAAGTTAAGTCTAAAATACGTCGCCTAAAGATATTCTCCTCCAATTAGCGTCCGCTATAGTATTGTCCTCAATACATTTATAGAGGTAATCGTCATCTATGTATTCTTCTCCTGCAGAAGCTGGTGTTCCATCTACTCCGCCAGATAAATGCGTGTCGCCAACTGATCCATTAGCTATATCTGTTGAAATATCAACACTATTACCTACAAGACCGCCAACATCACTTGTTACTACTAATGTATCTCCGTCACCATCTACTGCTGTGAAACCGTTCGTGATTGTAGCTGCTAAAGCAGTTATAGCATCTGCAGCAGAACAATCAGCCCCACTACTTTCAGCACTAGCCGCAAATATATTTGTCTCTGCAGTAAACGTTTCGGTTGTGGATATAGTATTACCTACAGTCCCCCCAATTATAGCATCTATAACTGAGTCATCTGTAACAAAATCGGCAGCAGTAACATCACTATTTGGCGTGTTAAATCCGTCATCACCATTTATAGCATCTACTATATTTACTTGAGCTTCTGCTAAGTCGGCCCCTACAGATATTTCTCCATCAGCATTAGCTGTACCATCAGGAACAAATGTATATGTTTTTGATCCTATAGTAAATGTATCACCACTTGTTGGTTGTGTATCAACGGTCAATGTTCCAGTAGCAGCAGTTACATAACTACTTATATCCACAGGTATATTTCCAGAATCAACTAATAAACCATCTTCATCAGCAGCAAATTGATATGTATCGGCATCTATTACTAAAACTTCACCATGCTCTACAACTCCGGTTAATGTTAAAGTCTCGCTTGCAGCTACCGCATTTACGGGGGTACCCATACTGGGGATAAGTTTATTTAATCTTTCTCCAAGCTCCATTTCTTTTGCATAATATCGTAATTTATTAAGTTTTTCTATTTCTTGATTTGTAAATTTATTCATATAAACCTCCTTTTATTCGAAAACGTCTTTGTTAAGTTTGTATGCTACATAAGCATCCATCATAGCAGCGACACTATCGATTTTATGATCATATCTTTTTTTAAATAACTTTCTATTACCGTTTGTATCTTCTAATGTTATAGCGTTACCCATTGTGAATGACATCATACTCTCATCAAACAATAACATTCTTTCTTCAGATAATTTTTTCAGTTCTCCTAGTGGTACGGTCTCTGTTTTAGCACCTTGAAGTACTTTCTCTATAGCATAAGGACCATTCTCAGCTTCCCATCTTTTTACAAATTCTTTTGCATTATATGGGTCATATCCAAACGCTCTTACCTCATATGATGAATCTAATATAAATTGATCTAACTCTTCATAAACTTCCATCATATCTAAAACTGTTCCTTCTAGAACTATTAGGCTTCCTTCCTTCATAAATTCTTCGTACTTAGTTCTCATAGCTCCGGGTAATTTAGATAAAGTTAGTGATGTTATGTAGTTTCTAGTTTTTATACCAAAGCATCCATCACGTAAAGGAAATAAGAATGTGAATGAACAGAAGTCGTCTCCTTGCGATAAATCGGCCCCAACAGCACAAGGTAATTCCCAAAAATCTCTTTTCCTATGAGGTATTGTCTCTTCATACGTAAAGAAATACGTATACCCTTCCATAGGGATTCCAAATCTTTTCGCAAGTATATCATTTCTAGTTGCTGGAGCTTTTTCCGCTCTTTCTACATCTAGCTGATAAGTTTCGTAACTTACAGTTTTTCCTAAATTAGGATTTGCCTTTAACCATGTCGATGGATCATTAACTTCGTCTATTTCGTCTAATTTATAATACCAAATGGAAACATGAGGATTTACATAGTCCCCTTTTAGAATGTCCATTAGTTCCATTTTGATAGTATCCCCACTACTATTACGAACTGTACCTTCAGAACTTACAGCTATTATTAAATAGTCTGGTAATTTAGAAGCTCCTTGTTCTACAGCTCCTATTACGTCTTCCCTAACATCTCCTGATAACCATTCGTCTATAGTAGATACTTTAGGTCTTAATCCTTGAAGTTTATCTATACTCATAGGTCTTACTTCTAATAATGAACCAGTTAAGAAATTCTCAATTCCTTTTTTAGTTGATGCAAGTTTAACTCTATTAGCTTTTGACCCTGTGGTATTCTGTATGGATCCTTCAGTTAAAAACTTAAATAAAGGTCCTCTAGATCTTGTAATAGATGTCCTAATTGGTGACATAACTTCATCTGCTTGTCTCATTGTAGGAGCTGATGTTATCTGATGAGTTGTAGCTGTATCCACATTTAGATGATAGTTTTGTATACACGAGGCATACATAGATTTAGCTGCGCCCCTTGCAACAATTAAATACTGTTTGTTTATTAGTCTTTTCTTAATAGTTTTATTAACATATTGACCACCATGATTACCTTTTGATGGCACATACACACTTCTTTCCACAAAGTAATACCATCCAAAAACCTGTTCTGCCCATAGTTTGAATGTATCTAATAAGTGTAACTCAGAACCATCAGTTAGAGTTAATTCACTCTCACAATATGCTATAAAACCTTTTACGGCATCTTCGTCATAGTATATACCTTCATTAGCTATTAAATCATCTATTCTGTTCATCTCCATAGCTATTTCTTTACAGA